TGATGGATGAACTTTTAACAACTGCATACGACTTAAAGCATCAGGTGGAAACCCTGCCTGATGTTTTTAAGCATGAGAAATATGTTGACCACTTTGATACTGGTGTGAGTATGATTAATCGTATTGATGAGATTATTCAGGAACTAGAGAAAAGGGGTAGAAAATGATTTATCGCAGTGTATCTTGGTCTTGTATTTTGTTCGGGTTATTTTTGTTTTGGTCATCTTACCAAATTGTTCCGCTTCAGCAGACAGCACCTGAAATCATTTCCGTATTATTGTTCGGGTTGATGGGTGCTGTGATTGCTGTAATGGGATTGTTCGGGTTATGGGAGATTAAGAAAAAACAACATTAAATTGGTTAGCAGTTAGGAGGTTAGCAACCTAACCAAATTGCTGCTAACTAAATTATTTAATTATATCAATGTTTTATGTTTTAGGTTAGCAAGGTTAGGTTTTAAAGTAAAATCTTACCTAACCTGTATTAAGTTATTGAAAAGATTTATGGTTAGCAAGGTTAGCAAGGTTTGTATATATATATATATACGGGGGTGCTAACTAACCCCCCGTATATTATTGTAAAAGGAGAGGCAAATGCCACAAGTCGGAGAGACCTTAACAAAGGAACAAACGTCTATAGGTATGGAGCGTCTGAAGCCTCAACAGCAGACGTTCCTAAATAATTACTTCAATGGTGATATGACGCAGACTGCGGCAGCAAGAAAAGCAGGGTATAAAAACCCCACCGTTGCGGCTGTGAGGCTGTTGCGTAATCCTGTAGTGCAAGAGCGTCTCGAAGAGATGAGACTTGAAGCCAGAACAAAATATGGGGTTACTGTAGATAAGTCAGTGCGTGACTTAAAAAAGATGCGAGATCAGGCTTGGGAACTGGGTAGGTTCGGGGAGGCTATTCGGGCTGAAGAGCTGAGATTGAAGGCAACTGGACTACTTGTGAACAAAAGCCACGTTATGCACGAGGATGTAAACGCGATGAACAGAGAGCAAGTGCTTGAGAAGCTTGATGAGTTTAAGCGTATGGCAGAGCGAAGAATGAAGAACGTAACGCCAGCATCAGATGATGTGGTTGAGATAGCAGAAGATAATAAATAAAACCATAATCGGGCATATAACTCCGTTTTCTCGGGGAGGCGGGGCCTGCTGGCCTCGGGCTCGGGGAATTGTTCGGGGTATCGGGGCTCGGGCTGCTGCTCGGGCCTTTTTTTGCGTGCTGCGCCTGGGAATCGGGACAAATTGTTCGGGTTCGGGCCTCGGGGCTGCCTGGGGACCGGGGTAAACCCGTGCAATTGTTCGGGGCAAGGGGCCAGGCACCAGGCGAATCGGGGTTTGCCCCAGGCAGCAGGCAAAATAAGTAGAACAATTGTTCGGTGAATCGGGCCAGGCAGTGAGTTGTTCCCAGGCTGCACGCTGTCCTGCCGTACAATTGTTCGTCTCAGCTCCGTGCCTGGCGATCCCCTGGGTTTAAGGCGAACAATTGTTTGCCTGCCTGGAGGACGCGCACCAGGCAGATGGCACTGATGGTGTGTCAAATCTTTGACACTAAAAAGTGAATTTTTTTCTTGATTGTGTGAAAACTGTTTCTTATATTATATATATAGTGAAACGAAAATAAGGAAACAAAACGATGACTGAAAGAACTTGTGCAGAACGCATTGAAGAACACTACAACAATACATTACAATACATCCACACGGCTTCTGAATATTTCAATCTTGACAAGGAAGAAAGAGAGAGCCACCCAGAACACGCCAGCGAATACTGTAACTATGAAGATTTTTTCGATTGTATCAATCAGTACGGCCTAAGCTGGGACTATGTATGTAAAGAGGACGACCCGAAAGGCTGGGGCTTCTACCGTTGGCAGTTATCTTGGGGTGGACCATCTGATGAGTTCCGCATCTACACGAAAAACGAAGACACAAACGAGATTGATAAAATCGAATACAGGTTCCATGATTGGTTCGATGGAGCAGGTAAATGGTGCAGTGACAGTCTCGTGAAGCATTGCGCGGAAATGTTCCTTGAGTGTGAAATGAAAATGCCTTACGAGCATGAGCAGGAGGCAGCGTAATGAGAAACTACCTTGTGACCCTAACCAAGACCCGGCGATCATATTTCGTAAACGCGAGCAGCGCCGAGTCTGCAAAGCAAATTGTTCTGGATTTTGAACCATACTATAACCCGGAGTGGGGACTTGAAGTCCGGGATGCGTAGAAATGTTCGGGTGCCGGGCCCGTAATCCCGGCGATCTCCAACCAACTGGGCTGCCTTCGGGCAGCCCTTTTTTTGTTCGGGTTTCCGGCAGCACGCGCTTTCCTGCTGCGGGCTCGTAGCCGAACAATTGTTCTGGCAGCGTCGTCCCGCTGCCGGACTCGAGCTGAATCTGCTGCCGGGATAGCGTCAAATTACTGACGCAGAAAACTGCATTTTTTTGTTGCTGTTGTGAAGTTTGTTTCTTATATTATAAGAGTGAAAACGAAACAGGAGACTAAAATGGAAAAGATTAAATTGCCAGTTCCAATCTGGGTAGAGTTATACGCAACTTTGGCAGGATATGTTGAGGAGTACGGCAGCATTGACAACCGCTTTGATGGCGATGGCAATCGACTTGAAGAATATGAGGATGAGTTCTGCTCGATTGTCGATAATGTAGAGGATATTATGGGCAGGTTTTTTGTTAAGGAGGATATGTAAAATGGTTATTGGTGGATATTCAATGGATGACGATGGCGTGCATGGCATCACGGTAAAACAACACGAAAGCGGTTGGTCGTTTTTCATGCAAGGTGATGATGCAGAAATTTTTCGCTGCGAATGGAAAGTGTGGCAACTGCGTACAGGAGAGAGTTTTGAAAATTTCCTATACGCGCATGACTACAACACGCTACTAAACTAGGAGGCAATCATGGTAAATGTAAAAGTATTCAAAATCAGAACGTATCAAAAGAACGGCGATGTTTGGGAAACAAAACGATACAGCAAATTTGCGCTAGATGATTACATCGCTTGCATTCTGGCTTGTGACGATACGGAGAGATTTACTGTTGAAGAGGGGACGGAGTGGCAAGTAAATCCTCTTGTACATCCTCATATGTTATAAAAATTACGGCGGGCAGCTCTGGCAGCTCGCCGGTTTTCCGGGCCCGAGCCGTACAATTGTTCGGGCATCGGGCAGCACGGCGACATCGGGCATCGGGGACATCGGGGATCTGATATATGGTATTGGTATCATTTAATACTTTGGTAATGGTAATGGTATATGTGTGGGTGCGCGTTCCATAAATCCAGCGAAAATTTTTTTTGCGCGAAAATAAAAAACTTAATGTTTTCAATAAGATAACCTGAACAATTATTCTTGTTTGCAACTTGTTTCTCTGATATAATCTGAGGGCAAGGGCTATCCTTGCAGTGTGAAACGTAAAAAAGAGAGTAAAAACAATGACTTACAATATACATACAGTCGAATATACTAAACCTATCTTTGGTATTGAGAATGAATTCAACGCTAGAGGCTTTTTAAGTCGATCCCGTGCGAGGGCTGGCGATGCTGTAGACCTTACCAAAGATGCATTAGACAGGGTTGGCATTGATTGGGTTAAAGTTGTTGAAGACGGAACAAGTGAAGTAGACGTTGAGCTTGTCTTTCCGCCTGCTGTTGATTGTCCTGAATTTTGGCAAGACTATTCTAATGCTATGCAGGTATGTGTTGATCTAGGTTTACGCTATGTGCAGAAATGCGGTTTGCATGTTCATATAGGAACAAGGCGCACAATACCTGCTGTTAACTCTGTTGAATTTTGGGAAGCTTCAAAAGATAGGGCTAAGGCTGGTATCTTTAAACCTGCTAGCAGGTTTCTAATGGGTGATAACAATGTGATGTCCTTTCCATTAATAAAAGATATTGTGAGGTTTTACGCTTTAAACCAATCTTTTATTGACGATGCAATGCCATCTAGTCGCGCTAATCAACCTGCAAACAGTATGATATCCAGCATAGCATGGATCAATGGCAGTGCTGAATTTGAGCAAACTTCTACTTTAGAAGAGTTAAGCCACCTTATCTACAGACATAACAGACAGAATAATCCCGGCTGGACAGCCGATAGTGAATATGGGGGTGTCAAATTTAACGCTGTTAATGTGGGAAGCTTCCAAAGTGGAACTATTGAATTCAGACAGCATCCTGCCACAATGTCTAGCCAAAAGGCTAAAGATTGGGTGTCATTGCTCACAAACGCTATCGAAGTATGTGACAGGCAACGTCTAACTGATAGCGCGAATATTGACCAAACGCCTGTTGTTAGTACTGAACCAGAAACAGTATCAACGCCTGTTTGTCCCTTTAGAGAGACTTCCAATATTGGACAGCTATACACCATGGCAAGACAAGAGGGCGGCGCTACAGTGCGCGACATGATGCATCAAACAGGCATGGGCAGAAACAACATCGTTGCTAGGTTTACTGATATCAGAAACCGAATAGGACAAGACGCTGTTTTGACCTATACTCAACAGCACTATAATCACAGATACGGTTCTAGTGGCGGAAGACATGATCTAGGCGGTTATGAAATCCTGACAGAATACACTAGACAGGTGACAGTAGCGTCTGCCAATGGTGTCATCAACCGCCCTGAAGACAGCGTGACTGTCAGGGATGATGCACCAACTAGCATCACTCACAATCTGTCCTACCAAGTCGCTAGAAATTTTATGCAAGGTCCGGTTACTAGGTTGCGTCACTAGACGCAACCTGAACAATTCCAGAATAGGGCGCAATCTGCGCCCTATTTTTTTGTCCGCGCCATAGGTTCCCTACGAACAATTGTCAATTTTGATCGGGTGTCAAATTATTTACGCCACCCCCCGGACTTAGGGGGTTGACTGTCAAAATTTTGACGCCAAGTTTTGCACTAACAATCGTCAATTTTTTGACGTTACCTCTTGACACACTGAAGCTTATTTCCTAAGTTAGAATAAACAACTTGTCAAAGGAGGTTGAAATGGCGAGATATACTATTAAGACATTGGAGAATTGTTCCTTCAATGCCAACACGGATTCTGAGTTTGTTCAGGGTCTGCGTGATAATCATGCAATGCCTATGGAAGATGACGCAGATATGCTTCGTTTGATGGCTGCTACTTACTGTGAGTACAAAGGGAGGTCATTTAGGTTTTCAAGCGTACAAGATTTTGTGTCGGATTGCGTAAAGCATGGTGTTATGGAGGTAGACTATGCAGAACGGGCGCGGTAAGAGCAGGTATTCTGCCTGGAGTTCTGATAATTTAGTCCAGTTTCGCACTGAGGCGGGTATAAGCCGCCGTGAGATGGCTGATAAGCTGGGTGTTTCGTACAGAATGTATTGTTATTATGAGAGCGGTCATACAAAAATAGACTTGCCTCTTGAATATGCGGTGCGTTGGCTGTCTGTTGACCCGATGGTTAGAGAGAATAGCGCAGGTTCCCTGACAGATTTTCAAAAAGAGAGGATAAATCGTCTTTTGGGTGCTATTGAAAAGTACCCCGCGTCCAATTTAGACGAAAAAGGGCAGAAAATTTTACTACAATGCGTTGATGAGATTTCAACTTTAGTAGATGCGGTTGCCTGATACGTTAAATTAGCCTATGATTGTCGCATCAACTAATTTTAGGCGGTGAAAATGATGCAAAACAACCCAATGGGCGCTATGATGCCTCAAGGAGTAGCGCCCGCAGCCTCTACAGGCTTAAATTTTCAGAGTGACCCCTCTATGAGGGCTCAATTTAAGGGTTTTATGTCTGGAATGCAGGCAAAACAGCCTGCTCCAGCAGCTCCAATGATGCAACAACCGTTGCCGATGCCTTCTCCGATGCAAAATATAGATATTTTTCAGCCTTCTATGCCGATGCAGATGGCGATGGGTGGTTCTGTGCCTCGTTCTACGCAAATTGCAGGTCAGCCTCACATGTTATCGTATATTACTCCTGGTGAGGCTAATGTTTTGCAGTCTATGGGTGGTTCTGGCGCTCCTGGGCCAGGTGGTATTCCGTCATTTTTCTTTGACACCGCTGAATTTGGTGCTGGTGGTGGAGGTTACAGCGACCCTTATGAAAGCCCCGGCACTGCTGGCACTACTAATTTCACTAGCGGCGGCGTTGACAACAGTCTTGAGTTTGGCGGTAGCGGTGATGGCAACAGGTATGACAGTAGTGGCAACACAGTAAATTTTAGCACTACTACTACACCTGGCGCTGGGGCTGGGATGGACAGCCCTGAAGTTTATGCAAGGGATGCTTTATCTAATTTAATGGCTCGTGAAGCTGCTCGTATTGATGCTCAGGATATTACTGCTCGTGGGGGAATGCCTGAAATTGAGGAGGGTTTTGGCCCCACTAGTAAGGTTATAGGCATGTCTCAGCAGCCTATGGAAGCTGAGTTTGCTAATTTGGGAGGTGCTGGAACTGGGGCTGCCTCTAATGTTCAGGCCATATCAAACATAGCAGATGTTTTGGGCGAAAATGCAAGGGCGCAGAGCAATTTATTAGATACCGTATTTGATTCAGACGACTACATGTCTACGCCTGACACTGTTTTTGATGTTGACACCACTTTCACTGGCCCTATTGGGGTTCCCGATGCGATTAGGGAGCAAAGAGCGCAACTGCAAGCACGGCAGCAAGCTTCTCCTGATGTTCAAGCTATGCAAAATCTTGTTAGTTCTGTTAATATCGCCACTCCGACATCTCGCCCTGACGGTCTTGGTTTTGGTTCTATAGCTGTTGAAGAAGCTAACCCAGCAGCGTTTGGGCGTGGGGGGCGTCAAGCTCCTGAACTAGGCTTTGATTTAGGCGGCATGGGCGCTGAAGGTGAGGCTGTTCCCTCCAGCGCAGTACAGCAGGCCATTGATGAGGCTCGCGCCAAGGGAGGTGATACAACAACCGTTGAACTTGGTCCCAAGGGGAGCTATAGCACTCAATTTGAGCAGGTTAGAGATATTCCTGGGTACGACCCTAATGCGGAGGTTCCTGGGATATTTACTACTGCCAAAGGCAATGCTGCTATGGACAAGCTTTTAGATCGCGCCCAGAATTTTAAGGAAAGCGGTATTGGCGGGTTTCTGAACAAGATTACTGGTGGACGCGCAAACTTTGCGAATCGCATGGCTTCTGACATCATAAACAAGGGTTATACTCCGATTTTTGACAGGGCTGGCAATATTGTTGCTACACGCAACCCTGAAACAGGCCAGTTGGGCGCTGGAAGTGTTGAGGCTCGTATTCCCGGCATGGCTGGCACCGGAGGAGGGGGCGGCGCTCCACAAATGTCTGTTGCTGACCAAGTTGCTGCGGCGTTGAAGCGCCTTGGAATTGGAGAAGATGATGAGGGTGAAAAAGCCCCACCAATGATTAATCGGCCTCCTGAAGCTGGCCCTGGCGATCCCATTACTTTTCCTGTAAATCAACCGACAGAAGCGGCTCAAGTAGCTAATCCTTTAAAATTTGGCTACGGTCAGATAAGTGGTTTAACTCCTAATTTAAACAGCGCGGCTGATGATTTTTTAAAGTTGTTGGGCGGCGGCAGATAAGATGAATGAACCAAAACTTTGACATACCTCTTGAGTTTCTTACTGACGATGAGGTTCAAGAACTTAGTAAGTTTGTAGGCAGGCTAGAGGAAGTTTCTAAAAGGGATGAGTCGCAAAGCGATTTTATAACTTTTGTAAAACATGTCTGGCCTACATTTATTGAGGGCAATCATCACAAGATATACGCTGAAAAGCTACAGAAAGTGGCTGAAGGCAAGATAAAGCGGTTAATTATTAATATGCCGCCCAGACACACAAAGTCTGAGTTTGCGTCATATTTGTTTCCTGCATGGCTTATGGGACGCAATCCAAATACAAAGGTTATTCAGGCAACGCACACGGCTGAGTTAGCTGTTGGTTTTGGTCGTAAAGTTAAGAACCTTATCGACAGTGAAATATATCGTGACATATTTCCTGATTTAGCGTTAGCTAGTGATGCGAAAGCATCTGGTCGTTGGTCTACATCCAAAGGGGGCGAGTATTATGCCGTGGGTGTCGGTGGTGCGCTCGCTGGTCGTGGTGCTGACTTGTGTATCATTGATGATCCTGTATCTGAACAGGATGCGTTATCACCTACCGCACTCGATAATATTTACGAATGGTACACATCAGGCCCAAGACAAAGACTCCAGCCAGGCGGGTCAATAATCATCGTGATGACACGGTGGAGTATACGGGATTTAACGGCGAAAGTGTTGCAGAAGCAGGCCGAGGGCGGGGCGGATCAATGGGATGTTGTGGAGTTCCCGGCGATATTTCCAGATTCAGACAACGTGTTGTGGCCCGAATACTGGAAACGAGAAGAATTAGACGCTGTTAAAGCATCTATTCCTGTTTCTAAATGGAACTCTCAGTATTTACAAAATCCAACAGCCGAAGAAGGGGCGATTATCAAGAGGGAGTGGTGGAATGTTTGGGATAGTGGTAGCCCGCCTGCCTGTTCGTACATCATACAATCATACGACACAGCCTTCTCTAAGTCAGAGAGGGCGGACTACTCTGCTATTACTACTTGGGGCATTTTTGAACCTGTGGATGGAGACGGCGAGGCCATCATCTTACTTGACGCGCAGCGAGGTCGATGGGATTTTCCAGAACTTAAAGACGCTGCCCAAGATTTATATACAGAGTTTGAGCCAGACATGGTGCTTATTGAACAAAAGGCCAGTGGTATGCCCCTCACCCAAGAACTGCGGAGAATGGGGGTGCCTGTCACGCCCTTTACCCCTTCAAGAGGGGCGGATAAGTTCACACGGATGAATGCTTGTGCGCCTGTTTTTGAGTCTGGTATGGTGTGGCGACCTGATATGAATTTTGCTGAGGAAGTGGTTGAGGAATGTGCCTCATTTCCCAACGGTGAACATGATGACTTGGCTGATTCGATGACACAGGCTATACTCAGGTTCAGGCAGGGTGGATTTATCATTACTCCCTCTGATTATGATGAAGACGATTACCGTGAATTTAATAGGAAACGGGAGTATTACTGATGGCAAAAGAAAAGTACCTTTTTACCCGCATGGAAAATGCTAAATCAGAACTTACAAAGGCTAAAAAAAGTGGTAGTCAAAACAGAATAAATGCCGCCGAAGAGAGAATAAAAAATCTTGAGGCAATGGCTGAAGATGATTATGACTACGGGAAGTTTAAAGAAGGTGGCGAAGCTGTTCCTGCAAAATTTAAAGGATTTTCCAAGCTGCCTGAAGGCGTTCAGCAGAAAATGGACCCTGACCTTGCTCAGAAATATGAAGCGGGTGGTGCTGTTGGCAGTTGCCGTGGCATGGGTGCTGCTATGCGCGGTGGCAAGTTCTCTGGGGTAAAGTGATGAGCAATGAATACAATGAAGCAATTCTTGAAAACCTCTTTGAAGAAGGCTTAGAGCTTTATAAGGGTGACGAGAAAAAAGCAGAAAGATACGCTAAAAAGAAATTTGAAGACTTGCCAGAGCCAGACTACAAAGCGGAGGGCGGAGATGTCAAAAGACCAACCCCAACATATAAGTCGATGGACATGGGTGGCGATATTCTTGATTCTTATCTTGCTGGCCTTGGAAACTCTAAGGACACTACTATAAAAGGTGGTGGGTCAAAGAAGCCAAAGCCTATTAAAAAAGCTAAAGGCGGGGCTGTTTCTCCTCGTAAAGCACAAGGTATGTATCGTGGCTGATATTCTGGATAAATTTACCAAAGCGGAGCTTAGAAGGATTTTGCGTGGTGATTTAAAAAATCAGTATGGTGATGAGTATGATGCTCACATTAAGATGATAGATAATCAGCAAAAAGGCATTCAAAATTTTCCGATTACTAAAAAGCGCTATGGTGGCGCTGTTCTTAACGGTCGTGGTGGTAAGTTTAAAGGGGTTTTATGATGGCAAATAAATTATTTAGAGGTTCTTTAAAGCCGCGCACAAAAGGCACAAAAGATAACCCTTTAACGGATTATGAAAAGCAAATAATTCAAAAGAAGAAGGAGGCCAAGCAGAAAACAGAAGATGCTACTTTTGGAGTTTTAGCTGGAAAGTTTGGAGATAAGAGTAGCACGTTAAGCGACATTGCTAATTCTTTAGGTGTTACGTTAAAGTCTTTGAAAAAAGAAAACCCTCAAATTGAAGATTTAAATAAAATCAGAAAAAACCAGCGTATTAATATTCCTGTAAGAAGACAAACATTTTTTGAAAAGTACATTGCTGGCACAAAAACTAAACCGTCAACTCGTAAACTTGTAAATCAAGCTGGAACTGCAGAAGAGTTAGCTGTAAAAAAAGGCGCTGAAGGAAGTGTTTACGAAGGCATGTCAAAAAAAGAAATGAAGGCCATATCAAATTTTCGTGGCGGCGGAGCTGTTATGCCTGGCCGTGGTGGTAAGTTTAAGGGTATTTCGTGATGTTATTTGAGGTTGGGGCGAGCAATTTTAGCCAAGGTGAAGCCCTTCATTCTAGGCTTGGCGTGAGAGAACCCTCCACTCAGAGCGTCAGGTTGTTCGTTCCAACGCTGTAAAAGGAGGCATTAAGTGTCAACAAAAGATGACATTTTAGAGCCGTTTGATTTTAAAAAATCACCAAGTATGAGCAGCCAGTTATTTAAAGCTGCTCCTGGTGTTTTTGGAGACGGTGACGGATTGTCTTTTTTGCAAGGGGCGAACAGGGTTTTGGTTGGCGGCCCTCTTGATGTAATTGATGCGGTTGGCAGAGCTGGGGAGTCTGGGCTTCGCGCAGTTGCAGAGGGCGTAGAAGCTGCAACAGGCTTAACTGGTATCAAAAGAGATATCTATGGGCTGGGTCAAGCGGCTGGTCTGTTAGCAGGAGCAAGCCCTTCAGCTTTGTCTGGGGCGAGAGTGCCCTCCACTCGCCGCGCCGCCTCATCTGACTCAACGCCTTCATCTGGCATAATGAAGGTATTAGAAGGGCCACAAAAGCCTGCTGGTTTATTGCCTGCGCCAAAGCCTAGAAAAGCTTTGGAGGGCGAGATTGTTTCAGGCCCTTCTGATAACTTTCTTCAGGCTCGAGCAAAAAGAGACAAAGCAATCTCTAAACAGGGCCAAGAAGTATATCAAGAAGAAATGGATTACCTGGGTCTTGAGGACTCGTTTCAGACCATTCGCAATGACATTGAAGATGGCTTTGTTGGTGCGACTGACAACGGCTTCGAGCCTATGGACGCCGATGGATTTTTCGACACATTTCAGGACCGCATTATGTACGAGCGCATGAAGGCTCAAGAGCGTGGCGAAAAAGTGAATATGGGCGAGATTATCGCTCAAGAGTTGCCTGAAACCATTGAAGACTTTGAGCGCAGCTTTGGGCTTTTTGTTAGTTCCAACGACATGGTTAACAAAATCTCAAAAACAGCAGACGATATTTATGAGTTTGGTGTTGGCGCTGCGAAGAAGCGCAGAGATGAAACCGCACAGGCTGTAAGCGATATGCGTACTGAGAGAAACCGCTTGGCTATGGATAACCGCAAAAAAGAATATTACAGAAGCATTGGCATTACTGATGATATGACAGATGACCAAATAAGAGATATACTGTACGAGCGTCAGACAGGAATGCAGCGTGATTTGGCAGGGGCAGGTATACCAAAGCCAAAACCAGAAGGCCCGAATTTGCGCGTTGTGATTAATAATAAGGATTTAGACTAATGGCAATTGAAAAAGGTATCGGTTCAGGCAACGATAATGTAGTGCCAATGAATCCTCAAGAGCAGGCTGAAATTGATGTCATAGAAATGGCAATGCAGCCCGGTCAAGTAACAATGGACGATGGCTCTGTTATTGTTGGTAATATCACTGAAGAAATGATGGCAGCAGAAGTGCCAGTAGAGATACCTTTTAACTCTAACCTAGTTGATTTTATGGATGAGGCAGAAACCACAGCTATCGCCTCTGACTTGGTTGGTGAGATTGAAGATGACTTGTCATCTCGTGAGGATTGGGAAGAAGTTTACAAAAGAGGCATTGATCTTCTTGGTATGAATTATGAAGACAGATCGCAGCCATTTGAAGGCGCGTCTGGTGTAGTTCATCCTCTTTTAGCCGAATCAGTTACACAGTTTCAAGCGCAGGCTTATCGTGAGTTATTGCCTGCTGGCGGACCTGTTCGCACACAGATAATTGGCGATCAGAACAAAGAGGTCTTAGCGCAATCTGAACGTGTTAAGAACTATATGAATTATCAGATTACTTATGAAATGGAGGAGTATGATCCTGAACTGGACCAAATGCTTTTTTACCTTCCCATCATAGGTTCTACTTTTAAAAAGATTTACTTTGACCCTCTTTTGCAAAGAGCCGTATCTAAATTTGTTCACGCTGAAGATCTCATTGTTCCTTACAGCGCAACTGATTTAGCATCAGCAACACGCATTACGCATGTTGTTAAGATGGATAAAAATGAGATAAGAAAGCTACAGCTTACAGGCTTTTACGCTGATATAGACCTGCCTGGAGATGGCTATGGAGATGAAGATTACTCTGATGTGAAAGAAACCATAGATGAAATACAGGGTATTTCTCCATCAGGGTCCAGTGAAGAAGTAACGCTGTATGAAGTTCACACAAATTTAGATTTATCTGGTTTTAAAGATGTGGATGCAAACGGTGAAGAGACTGAATTAAAGCTTCCATATATCGTAACAATTGTAGAAAAAAGTGGCAAAGTTCTGGCGATTCGCCGTAATTATGATGAGACAGATCCTTTGCGCCGTTCTAAGCCTTATTTTGTGCATTACAAGTTTTTGCCTGGTTTAGGTTTTTACGGATTTGGCCTTACACATATGATTGGCGGACTGTCTCAAGCAGCAACAAGCTTGTTAAGACAGCTAATTGATGCTGGCACCCTGTCCAACCTCCCTGCGGGGTTCAAGGCTCGTGGCGCTCGTATCCGCGATGAAGACGAACCACTAAATCCCGGTGAGTTTCGTGATATTGATGTCGCAGGTATGGACATCCGCCAATCGCTCATGACACTTCCGTTTAAAGAGCCTTCACAGACGCTTTATTCGCTTTTAGGAACGCTTGTTGATTCTGGTCGTAGATTTGCCTCTTTAGCTGACATGAAAGTAGCTGAGATGGGTGGAGAAACACCTGTAGGCACAACTATGGCGATTATGGAGCGCGGCACAAAAGTTATGTCTGCGATTCACAAGCGCTTGCATTATTCACAAAAGGTTGAATTTAAGCTTTTGGCTAATGTGTTCGCTAGGTTTATGGCCCCTATGTATCCATACGCGATACCAGGCGCACCTCCAGAGATTAAGGTTGCGGACTTTGATGATCGTATAGATGTTTTGCCTGTGTCAGATCCTAACATCTTTTCTATGTCACAGCGTATTGCCTTAGCTCAGACAGAGCTGCAACTGGTTCAATCAAACCCAGAGATACATGGAAACGAACAGGGTTTGTATCAGGCCTACCGTAAAATGTATGAAGCATTAGGAGTTACCAATGTCGATGCAATCTTACCTCCACCTCCTGTTCCTCAACCTACGAATCCGGCTAAAGAAAACCAAGAGGCAATGCGTGGAAAGGCTTTACAAGCTTTTCCAGATCAAAATCATAAAGCTCATATTGAAGCGCATTTGGCAATCATTGCAACGCCTGTGGCGCAAGCTAACGCAGCGATAGTTATGACATTGCAGGGTCATGTTCAGGAGCATCTTGGATTTATGGCTGAAGCTATGGCTCAAGAAGAAATAATGAGAGAATTGTCTCCCGAAGAACAAATGCAGATTCAGTCATCTCAAGAAGGCGTGATGGCATTTCAGACAGAGGTTGCATCACGTGCGGCAGATTTGATTGGAGAGCTTACAGAACAATACGCTCAAGCCGTCACGCCACCACAACAGCCTGACCCGCTTGTTGCTATACGTCAGCAAGAATTAGCTCTGCGCGAGGCTGATATTCAACGTAAGGCGAAAGAGGCAGATGACCGCGCCCAGTTAGACCGCGAAAAAGAATTGAATGACCAAATGGCTGAAAGCGCTAGAATAAATATCCAAAAAGAGGCTTTGGATGAAAAAACCAGAGTGGCAGAGGAGCGTATTCAAACTCAAAGAGATATTGCCGCTCTTAATAACATGACGAAAGGTTGATAAGATGACAGCAAGTTCAGTAAGCAGAAAAGTAGCTGCAATAGAAAAAGCTAAAAAAGTGGAGCGTAGAAATGCCCTTATTGAAAGGCAAAAGCCAAAGGACGATATCGTCAAACATATCGAAACTGAGGTCAGAGGGATACCCGCAGAGACAAGCGGTAGCGATAGCGTTATCGACAGCGGGGAAATCAAAGTCAAAGCCGTCAAGAAAAAGTCCAGTGGGTCTAAAAAAGGGGGGAGTGGTAAAAAGGTTCTCTCCGATAGCAAGGCCGCAAAGATTTAAAGGTATTTTCTAATGAGCGCAGAAGAAGTAGCAAGAAAGCTATTAGAACTTAAAATACTGCCTCGCTTTATGATGCTGTGCATGACAGGCGTGTATATACGTTGCATTGAATGGGCGCTTTCTCAGCCAGATTTAACAACACAACAGGCTTCTCTGATATCAGTTGTTACAGGTGCGATGACAGGCTCGCTGGCAGTATGGCTAAATTCTGAAAAATGAAAGAGTTTGTCCTCGTTATATCTATGTGGGGGCATACAGGAATTGAGTGGGTGTACACTGGAAACCAAATAGTTTTGCAACAATCTTTTACTCAAGAGCAATGTTACAGTTTGTTACAAAAAGATATGTGGAAGGCAAACTATAATAATGAATATTTTAGAATGAATGTTCAATGCTTTCCTAAAGATTGTGCTGGGAAAGAAGTGTGTGATTAATGCCAGCAAAGTTGAATGAGAACACTGAAGTAGCACTGCCGCTACGCAATATCATATCTATGGTTGCAGCAGCATCACTAGCTACATGGGCCTATTTTGGGATTATAGAACGCTTGAATCAGATTGAAACAAACATCACAATGATGGAATCTCATGTTAAGCATAACACAGAGTTCAGAATAAAGTGGCCGAGGGGAGAGATGGGCTCGCTCCCGGCTGATTCTGAACAGTACATGCTGATTGAGCATTTGGCTGGTGAGTTGGAAAAATTGCAAACAGATATAGAATCTGGCAAAGCTCCTTTTGATCAACAACAAAAATTGACATTAGATTTTTATGAGCGCCGTATTACAAGTTTAGAAGAAAACTTAGAGAATATGAGAAATGGGGATAATTGAAACCTCAATAATTTTGATATTGTATATGTCAGGGTCTATCGTTGAACATGTAGGCTATGATAATATATCAATGTGTTTAAGGGCTAAAAGACACATTGAGCGCACTGGTTGGAAAGATAGTGAATACAAACGATATGCTTGTGAAAAGAGAACTGTAGAATTAAAGGAGGGGGTAGACGGAAAGCCGTATGTGCTGAAAATAGTGGAGTAGTAAATTGTTAGTCGAACTCGCTGCTGCAAATGCCGCCTTTAGTATTATTAAAAAGGCTGTCCAAAACACAGGCGATATAGCCAAAGCTGGACGAGCGATCTCAGATTTCGTAATAGCTAAAGAAGAGCTTCAGCGTAAAGGCAACAAAAAGAAAAAATCTGGCATCCGCTCTTCTGATTTAGAAGAGTTTATGGCTTTAGAAAGCATCCGACAGAAAGAACAACAGTTAAAACAGATAATGATATATACAGGCAGGCCTGGGCTTTGGCAGGATTGGCAAAAGTTTCAGGCAGATGCTAGAAAAGAAAGAAGAGTAAGAGAGGAACTTGCAAAGCGCAGAAGAGCTGAAATAATGGATGCTGTTGGAATAGGGGCAGTCGTATTATTAATAGCAGGTATGGTTGCTGGTTTAGTTGCTTGGATTGCTTGGTTAAAGGGAATGTTTGATTAAAGGAAAAAGGGAGGGTGTTGTGTTTCAGGCGCTTATTGGACCTATCGCATCGTTGGCAGGCTCATTTGTTGAGGGGCAAGTATCCAAGCAAAAGGCGAAAGCAACTCTTGCACAAACTGAGGCGGAAGCGAAAGCGGAGATAATGAAAACCGCAGCTACCCACGACAGTAAGTGGGAGTTGATTATGGCTGAGTCTACAAAATCGTCCATCAAGGATGAAATAGTCACGGTGATTATACTCATTCCATTGATACTAGTCTTCATTCCAGGCATGGAACAGATTGTTAAAAATGGTTTTGACCGTTTGAATGAGCTGCCAGAGTGGTATACATACCTAGTTTTCCTTACAATATCTGCGGCACTAGGAATCAAAGGTGTAGACAAGTTTAGGAAAAAGTAATGGATGTTATTGCCTTAACAGAACATTTATTAAAGAACATACGTCAGCAAAAAGAGGACTATACGACAATGCTGGCGAATGGTGCGGTAGAAGATATGGAAAACTACCGATTTGTGGTGGGTCAAATACGCGGACTGACTTACTGTGAAGAAGAAATAAGAGCCGCGATGAAAGGTGTCATTGAAGATGGCTAAAAAACTATTCGTACCTGAAAGGGTTGCGGCAAATATGAAGTCTGATACGCCACAGACTAAAATCCCAACAGCGATTGAAAAAGCTCTACCAGAGCAGGAAGAAAACAAAAACACAGAAAATCCAGAAAATATGGATGTTTCTGCTCTTGATAGATTGCCAAATCCTGTAGGTTATAGGCTTTTGGTAATCCCATATTATCCCCCAGCTAAAACAAAAGGCGGTATTTATGTGCCAGATGCTACTCGTGACAGAGAGGCATTTGCAACAGTTGCAGCTTATGTCGTTAAGGTTGGCCCTGATGCATACAAAGATCAAGACAAGTTCCCTTCTGGCGCTTGGGCGCATGAGAAATCTTGGGTTCTTATGGGAAGATATGCTGGAAATAGGTTCAAAGTGGAAGGCCTTGAGGTTCGTCTCATAAATGACGATAATATTATCGCCACTATACTTGACCCAGCAGATATCTCGTATGTATAAAAAGGTGGAGGGACATTATGGAAGATGTAATGAATCAAGAGCAGCAAGTAAAAGAAGAAGAAACCATCACTGTTGATGTGGAAGATTCTCAAGAAAAAGTACGAATAAAAGAAGAGCCCGAACAATTGTTAGAATCTTCTGATAATTCAGAAGTTGATGGTGCTTCTGATGAAGAACTTGAGAATTACAGCGGTAACGTACAAAAGCGTATAAATCAGTTAACTGCTAAACGTAAGCAGGCTATGGAAGAAGCTGAAGCTGCTTATCAGTACGCTCAACAGGTTCAACAGCAAAATGAGCAAATGAAAGCTCGTTTACAACAGTTAGACCAAGGCTACACAAATGAGTATGGGGCTCGTGTAGAGTCTCAAATGGATCAGGCCAAAAAGCTTATACGAGAAGCTCGTGACGTTGGTGATATAGACAAAGAGACAGAGGCCATGTCTCTGTTGCAGCGCTTGGCAATTGAACAAGAAAGAGTGCGTGTACAGAAGCAAAGATCAGAACAGCAAATTGATGTGCCGCAAGAAGCTCTAGCACAACAACCCCAACAAAAACAAGCGATTCCGCGTGAAGAAGATTTAGACCCTAAGCTGCGTTCTTGGATGTCTAAAAATGAAAGTTGGTTCAACAAAGATGCTGTAATGACAGGTGGGGTCAAAGCAATTCATGAACAACTTGTTGGTGTTGAGGACTATGACCCAACAAGTGATGAGTATTATGCGGAAATTGATAAGCGTATGCGTAAAGAATTTCCTCACAAGTTTCAGGAGCAACGGCAGAACGCCCAAACTGTTGCGCCTGCGTCCGCTGGACGGTCTGTGAAATCAGGGCGGAAAAAGACGGTGGAATTAACACCAGGTCAGGTGGCTTTCGCCAAGAAGATGAATATTCCTCTTGAGCGGTATGCAAAAGAAGTCGCAAAATTAGATTCAAGGAGTGCATAATGGTTGACCGCGCAAGCCGGGATTCGCAAACCCGTGAAAAAACAGCGAGAGTAGAGGCGTGGCGGCCCCCATCAACACTTGAAGCTCCTGAAGCCCCTGTCGGTTACAAACACCGCTGGATTCGTGAGTCTGTCATGGAATATGACGACAAAAACAACGTCCATAAGCGCCGCCGTGAAGGTTGGGAGCTTGTACGGGCGGAAGATTACCCTGATTTCGATGCACCTGTCATTGACGAAGGAAAAAACGCTGGCGTAATCGGCGTAGGTGGTTTGGTTTTAGCCAGAATACCTGAAGAGATTGTGGAACAGCGTGATGCACATTACCGTAGTGTCACAGAAAATCAAATGAATGCTGTAGATAGAGATTGGATGCGTGAGTCCAATGCGGCTATGCCCAAGCTCGCTCCACAGCGCTCAAGTAAAGTAACTTTTGGCTCAAAGGGCCAAAGCTAACCTCATAAGGAGAGTTCAAGATGGCTAATAAAGATGCCTCTTTTGGTCTACGTCCTGCACGGATGATGAACGGCTCTGCTTTCATGAACCAACAAAACCGTTATCGTATTGCTTCTGGTGATAGCACAGCTATTTTCCAGGGTGATCTGGTAGAAGCCTTAACTGCTGGCGTTATCGCTCGCATGGCTGCTGGAGATGGTGGATTTGTTCTTGGTGTGTTCAATGGATGCCGTTACACAGACCCTACAACTGGGAAGGAAACCTTCTCAAACAGCTACCCTGGTTCAATTTCAGCTTCAGATATTGAGGCTTTTATAATTGACTCACCAGACGTAGTTTACGAAATTCAAGGAGATGAGGCATTTCCCGTGGCTGATCTTTTTGGCAATTTCGACATCATTGACCAATCACCTGTAGGTGACACAAGTTCAGGAATTTCCCGCGTGGAACTTGATGTTAGCACTGGCGCAACAACTGCAACACTGCCTCTGAAAGCGATTGATATTTCGCAAGACCCAGAGAACAGCGATGTAGCAAGCGCAAATACAAATGTGATGGTCGTTATCAATAACCACTTGCTGTCCGCTGGCACAACTGGCTTGGCATAAGGAGACTAGATAATGGCTATTTCAAGAGCGCAACTAGTTAAAGAACTAGAGCCAGGCCTGAACGCCTTGTTCGGCATGGAATACGACCGCTACGATGCGGAACACGCAGAAATCTACGATACTGAATCATCAGACCGTGCGTTTGAAGAAGAAGTGATGCTCGTAGGTTTTGGTAACGCCCAGACCAAAGCAGAAGGTGCAGGCGTTTCTTTCGATAATGCTTCAGAAGCATACACAGCACGTTATACCCATGAGACAATCTCATTGGCATTCGCGCTGACTGAAGAGGCAATGGAAGATAACCTGTATGATCGCCTTGGCGCTCGTTACACAAGAGCATTGGCACGTTCAATGGCGCACACAAAGCAAGTAAAAGCGGCTGCAACGCTTAACAATGCGTTTGATAGCAGCTTTACTGGTGGTGACGGTAAGGAGCTTTGTGCTACTGACCACCCACTTGCTGGTGGTGGTACATTCCGCAACGAGCCTTCAACTGCTGCTGACCTTAACGAAACATCACTTGAGAATGCCTTAATTGACATCTCAACTTTCGTTGATGAGCGGAACATGATCATTGCCTTGCGTGGCACAAAGATGATTGTTCCACCACAGCTTCAGTTTGTTGCTGATCGTCTGCTTGAGTCCACACTGCGTACAGGCACAGCCGACAATGACATTAACGCAATCAATAACATGGGTATGTTGCCAGAGGGTTACACTGTTAACCACTTCTTGACAGACCCAGATGCGTTTTTCATTAAGACAGATGCGCCAAACGGCTTTAAGCATTTTGAGCGTACTCCAATGTCTACTGGCATGGAAGCTGACTTTGATTCAGGCAACATGCGGTTTAAAGCCCGTGAGCGTTACAGCTTCGGATTTTCTGACCCGCGTGCAGTGTTTGGCTCACCAGGAGCGTAACACGAACAATTGTTCTAAAAGGGCGGCTTCCATGTCGCCCTTTTTTATTGTATAGTTAAGCATCCCTGACAGTTGCATGGTGCGACTGACACTAGCCTAGACAGGAGATTAAATTGGCTAATACTACTTTCAACGGTCCCGTCCGTTCAGAAAACGGTTTTAAAACTATTATTAAGAACTCCACAACTGGCGCTCTTACTAATGAAATGACTCTTTCCACTTACAGCACTTCTATCACAGTTGCAGCAACAGGAACCGCTCATAAAGAATCATCAATAGGAATACCTTCAAACTTTATTCCTATGGGCGTTGCTGTCACCGTAACAAGTGCAGCGGCAAATGCAGTTAACCTTGTCGATATTGGAACAGATGCTGATACAGATGGATTTGTAGACGGCATATCTGCTGCGATAAATTCAACAGGCTTTAAAGGATTTTTCCCCTGCAATGGTGTTTTGGGAATGTCTGGTGGCACAACTACAGCCGCTACAGAAACAGCCGATGAAGTTGAATTAGTGGTTTCTGGAACAGCAGGTGCTGGTGGTGTAATTGCTCTAAAATTCTTTGGAATTTCTTCTGATTCACCAACTGCCTAATAGGAGAGTGATATGGCTGATGCCGTAACTTCACAAACGCTAATAGATGGCAATAAATCAGTAGTTATGAAATTCACTAACATTTCTGATGGTAGTGGCGAATCCGCTGTTACCAAAGTCGATGTAAGTGCGCTTTCAGCAGATACGCAAGGACGCACCTGCACAGGCGTAACTATTGAAAAAATATGGTGGCAGTGCATTGGCATGAAAGTTAGAATACTTTTTGATGCCACTTCAGATGTTATGGCTATTGAGTTAGGAGAGAACCAAAGTGGACACCACGACTATACGTCTTTTGGGGGTCTTACTAACAACGCTGGCTCTGGGAAAACTGGAGATATTCAGTTTACCACGATAGGTCACACATCTGCTGATACATACACCATTATACTCTATATGCGTAAAGAGTATTCATAGGGGGTCTAAATGGCTCGTAAAAGAGACAAGCAGCCGCCTAAAACTAAAAAGTATTTCCGCTCCACTAAAAGTGGGGCGGGGATGACTAAAGCTGGTGTTGCGCGATATAGGCGTGAAAACCCTGGCTCTAAGTTAAAAACAGCCGTTACAGGTAAAGTTAAAAAAGGTTCAAAGGCAGCGAAGCGGCGTAAATCATTTTGCGCTCGTAGCGCAGGCCAAATGAAAAAGTTTCCAAAGGCAGCAAAGAATCCTAATAGCCGTTTGCGCCAAGCAAGGCGGAGGTGGAAATGTTAAATTTTAATACTTTGATTAGTGGTGCTACTTTAGCTTTTATTGGCTGGATAGCGTTTTCTGTTGTTGAATTAAAAACAGAAACTGCCGTGATATCTGTTAAAGTAGACCAAAATCATAAACTTTTAGCAGAACTTTGGGATTATTACCTACAGGAGAGGGTCAATGCCGATATCGCGTGGACAACTCGCAAGCCAAATTTCAAAACCCCCACAAAAGAAAAAGTGGAGCAAGAAGAGAAAAGCTAAGATAAACTGCAAACGCCCCAAAGGTTTTAGTCAAAAAGCGTATTGCGCTGGTAAAAAGAAGAGAAAAAAATGAACAAAAACAAAAGAGCAAAGTTAAAAAAAGTTGCAAAAGGTTTAACAAAAGCTTCAAAAACTCATGCAAAACAGGCTAAAGCTATAAAAAGTGTGTTAAATGGCAAAAAGAAAAGATCCTAAAGTAGGCACAGGCAAAAAACCAAAAGGGAGCGGGAGAAGACTTTATACCGATGAAAACCCGAAAGATACTGTATCTATAAAGTTTGCTACTCCCGCTGATGCTAGGGCTACAGTTTCTAAGGTTAAAAAGATAAACAAATCATTTGCTAGAAAGATACAAATATTAACAGTTGGTGAACAAAGAGCCAAAGTTATGGGCAAAGCGCAAGTGGCAAGTATATTTAAAAAAGGAAAAGAAAGTTTAAGAAAGGCTAGAAAAAATGCAAAAACGTAGCGGAACACCAAAAGGCCTTACTTATTTTAGGAAGGGTGGGGCGGCTTCTAAAAAGTCAAAAGGCAGTAAAATATGCCCAGAAGGTAAAGCATGGGCAAAACGCACTTTTGATACATATCCAAGCGCATATGCAAACCTTGCTGCATCAAAGTATTGCAAAGACCCTAATTACGCTAAGAAGGCCAAGGGCGGTAAAAGAAAGGGTAAGTAATGGGGGAGCTTAAAAAATGGCTAAAACAAAATTGGGTTCGCATTGGTACTGATGGAAGTATCAAGGGTAAATGCGGCACATCTAAAGACAAAAAAAACCCAGACCGCTGCCTACCAGCTTCAAAAGCTAGAAGCCTCTCAAAAGCTGAAAGAGCGTCTACAGCAAGAAAGAAAAAGAGAGCGGGAGCAAAAGGCAAGACAGTGGTATCTAATACAAAGCAAGCTAAGGTCAGAAACCTCGCAAAGGGAGGTCCAGCTAAACGTCCTTTCAAGGGCAAAAAGGTGGCTGGCACGGCTGTTGCTAGGGGATGCGGTGTGATAATGTCTAACCGTAGAAAACGCACAAAAGGTGCAGTAACTCAGTCATAAGGAGACTTAAATGGCTATGAAGAAAAAAGGCTACCGTGCTGGTGGTAAAGTTAAAAAAATGGCTAAAGGCGGAGCCGCTGGTGGCAAAAAAATAAGAAGAATGTCCAAGGGCGGTGCTATGGGCGGTAAAAAAATGCGAATGATGAAAAAGGGCGGTGCTGCTGGCGGCGCAAGAATGACTGTCGCACAACTTCGTGCTGCTGCTAAAAAGCTAGGATACAAAGTATCTAAAGCTTAATGCCATATTTATATAGCAATGTTCCCTACTTTAAGGCATGGGTGCGGCGCGAATATACTCATAACCATGAAGACTATTATGGTGAGTTTTTGCACGCGATGGTCGTTGGGGTAACGTCCATGCCTAACAGATGTCTGAGTTTCCAAGTTATATTTACTGGAAGTGAAGCAGAAGGTGAGGAAGAAGATACGGTACATGGAGGTGCAATGTGGGCTAGAATGCCTATAACCGCTCTAGTTGCTGATATACCTTTAGAGGAATGGCCTGAACCAATGAACACATATGACGCTCAACCTTGGGATTGTTCATCACATAACCATGCTGTTTATGTGATAGATAGAGCTACGCCCTGCCCTTGGTTGGCTAAAATAGACAGTGAGTTTTTTCCTGCAAAATATCTTTTTACAGTAGATTACTCCGAATCTGAGATAGCAGATGATCCAGCGCAGCATAAACAAAGTCATGTTTTGCAACTTCTTGATGCTGGTGAATGGACAGGAAACATCGTTGCTTTGCCTAACAATCGTGTAAGAGTTACACACCCTGCTTGGTTTGAAACAGGTGAAGGTGCGCCACACTTCAAGCCTTCTCAGCATATACACTATTCAAAAAGTGATTTAGACTATACACTAGATGTAAATAGGATATTTGATAACCTTTACAATGAGGAAGAGTGATGGCTGTATCAGGCTCAACCGATTTTGAATTAGATGTATCTGATTACATTGAAGAAGCCTTCGAGCGCTGTGGTTTAGAGGTTAAGACAGGTTACGACCTTAAAACAGCCAAGCGCTCGATGAACCTCATGTTTGCAGAGTGGGCAAACAGAGGCCTTAACCAATGGACCATAGTTCAAAGAACAATATCACTTACCGCAGGAACCAGCAGTTATACGCTTGGATCTGACGTTATTGATGTTTTGTCTGCTATTGTTCGCAGAAGCGGGACAGACATTAGTATGTCTAAAATTAGTCGTGATGAATATTTGAACATTCCAGAAAAAACCACTCAAGGCAGGCCAACACAGTTCTTTATTGACAGGCAAGTAACGCCCACAATAAAAATATGGCCTGCCCCTGAGAATGCTACTGATGTTATCTACTATGATACGTTAACTAGAATTGATGATGCGGATACTTTCATTAATACTGTTGATGTTCCATTTAGATTTTATCCATGTTTAGCTGCTGGTTTGGCATACTATTTATCTATAAAACGTGCGCCAGACCGTATTCAGATGTTAAAAGCTGTTTATGAAGAAGAGTTTGATAGAGCTTTAACAGAAGATAGAGATAGAGCTTCTTTTAATGTAGCCCCTAGTTTAAGTTTCTACAGGGTGTCGTGATGCCTAAATATGCGGCTGGAAAATACGCATATGGAATATCAGATCGTTCTGGTTTTCGTTATCGTTTAAGAGACATGCGAAAAGAATGGAACGGATTTCTCGTGGGCAAAGACGAGTATGAGGAGAAGCACCCTCAATTAGAACCTCGTAGACACCCAACAGATGCAGAGGCTTTAAGAGATCCGAGGCCAGATACAAATAACATCATTCCTATAACAGCAGCTATACCTTCTTTTAATTTAGAGACATTAGAATTTATCCCTGTGCCACTTTTATTGGGAAAGGTTGGCACAGTTAGTTTTGGTGGCACTGTTGTAACGCCTACAGACGCTACTGTAAGTGGTGTGTTAGCCACCGCTTCTGTGGGTACAGTTTCAGTATCTGTAAGCGGGGCTATAGCTCAAACATTTACTGTTACTGTTCAGTCTTACTATGGCGCTAATAAATATTACATTGATGGCTCTCGTCAAGCTACGGTCACTTTATCTGAAGGCAGCACATATCGTTTTGATCAGTCAGATTCCAGTAATTCAGGGCATCCTTTAAGGCTATCTGCCACATCTGATGGCACACATGCTGGCGGCTCAGAGTATACAACAGGAGTTACTACAAATGGCACCCCAGGCTCCTCTGGAGCTTACACACAAATAACTGTGGCCTCTGGAGCGCCAACTCTTTATTATTACTGCACAAACCACTCTGGTATGGGCGGACAGGCGGATACACCATGACATATACATTAACAACATTGAAACAAGCAATTCAAGATTATACAGAAAACAGTGAGACTACTTTTGTTAATAATCTTGATAACTTCATAAAGAACACAGAAGAACGGTTACTGAAACTTATAGATCTTGATTTTTTTAGAAAAAACGCCACTGCTGCAACCAGTTCAGGTAATAAGTTTTTAGCTATTCCTTCAGATTATTTAGCTTCGTTCTCTCTTTCTTTAATAAAAAATAATGAAAATATTTTTCTACTACAAAAGGATGTCAACTTCTTACAAGAGTATACACCAAACCCAGCAACCACAGGAACACCAAAATATTATGGTATTTTTGATGTAGATAATTTTATACTAGCCCCGACTCCTGATGCGGCTTACACATGTGAACTTCATTACTACTATAGGCCAGCATCTATTACAGGCAGTGCAGGAACTTCTTGGTTTGGGGAAAATGCTCCAGACGCACTTTTATATGGTTGTTTAACTGAGGCTTATGTATTTATGAAGGGTGAACCTGCTTTAAGCCAACAATATGAAAAGCGTTTTGTTGAAGCTGTTACTCGTTTAAAGAACTATGGAGAAGGTGTAGAGAACACGGATGCGTATAGAACGGGCTTAGTTAGAACCGCAAGAACATAGAAGGGTAGTCATGTTAAAAAAGCTGGAGGGCAAAGAAGTCGCTATTGTAGCGATGGGGGGTAGTTTTAGTGACTACGTTTTACACAGGATAAATTCTAAAAAATTTGATGAAGTATGGGGCATAAACAGTTTGGGTGCGGTTTTACATGTTGATCGTACCTTTATGATGGACCCTGCAAGTAGGTTTTTGGACGATGTAAAGGCAGGTCTTCAAACAGGAGTTGCTAGAGAGTTTTTGTTAGAAACTCAAAACAAAGGGCCAATTTACTCTTGTGAATTAGACAAAAGAGTTCCAGAGATAGTTGAGTACCCTTTAGAAGATGTTATTAAAGAAGTCTCTTTTTGTTACTTTAATAACACCGTAGCGTATGCTTTGGCGTTTGCCATCTACTCAAAAGTAGCAAAACTTTACTTGTATGGCATAGATTTTAGCTACAAACAAAATCTACATTTTGGAGAGGCAGGCCGTTCATGTGTAGAATTCTGGTGTTCTGTTGCATTATCTAGAGGCATTCCAGTTGAAGTAGCACCTAGATCCGGTTTGCTTGACACAAACGTGCCAGAAGAAGAAAAATTGTATGGATACCATAGATTAGATGATCCTTTAGTGCAAAGGATGGTAGACGGTCAGCTTATCATATCAAAAAAAAGTAAAATATCTGAATACATGAAAGAAGAAGAACTCTCTCCACCAGAACCGCTAGACTGTAAAGAGCCTGTGTTAATAGGCAGGCATGACGTTCCAAACGTAAGTTATGAGGAAAAAAATGATTAGTTTTGAAACAGGTGTTCAGGTAAATTCTGTTAATGTTATGACCTCTGATGAAGGTGGGCACAGCACAGAGCAGCTTGTTGAATTAGCTATGGATAAAATTTTGCGTGTGTCGGATACCGCGCCGCCAGTGATAAAAGAACAGGCAGAAGTTTTTCAAAACAATATACGTCATGTATTGTATCACTACCTAGAGTTGGCAAGAAAAGAAGAACGTGCTAGTATCGCACATAAGATGGCAAAAGCTGGGAACAGCGAAATGGCGGAACTAGTCAGGAGAATATAGACATGGCTATAGCACAAGCTATGTGTACCTCTTTTAAGAAAGAACTTTTAGAAGGTGTTCACAACTTTAAAAACTCAGGCGGCGGAACATTTAAATTGGCTCTGTACGCTGAGAGTTCTGGTGGTAAATCTTCCACAACTGCAACATTAGGTGCTGCGACAACAGTATTTACAACCACGGGTGAGGTTGCTTCTAGTGGCACATACACAACAGGTGGCGGAAGCCTAACCAGAGTTGACCCAACATCATCTGGAACAACTGGGTTTACAGATTTTGCGGATTTTAGTTTTACCACAGCTACAATTACTGCTATGGGTGCGTTGATTTACAACAGTTCTCAAAGTAATAAGGCTGTTGCAGTTTTGGACTTTGGATCTAATAAAACATCAACATCTGGCACTTTTACCATTCAGTTTCCAACAGCAAACGCTTCTAGTGCTATTATACGCATAGCTTAGTGGAGTAATCCATGAGCGCGGCTAATGTAACTGGCTGGGGTAGAGGCACTTGGGGCGCAGGTGCGTGGAACCAAGAAGTTCCTGTTGAACTGACAGGTCTTGCTGGAACAAGCGCACTCGGAACTTTAACAATTGCAACAACAGGTAACATTTCTGTTGGCCTTACTGGTGCTGCTGGAACAGCGGCTGTTGGTAGTGCTTTAGCTGGTGCTGGCGCAAGTGTTACTGAGACAGGATTACAGGCAACAGTTAGCTTTGGTGATGAATCAGTTGTGGGAACAGCCCTTGTATCACCAACAGGACTTGCTGGAACCAGTGCTGTAGGAACCTCCGTAATAACTACAATTACGGGGGTTGTGGTCACGAGTTCCGAAATGGTTAGTTTTGTTGGCAATGTTTCAATTCCTGTAGATATTCCTGTAGGATTGTCTGCAACAGGAAATATTGGTACAGTGACCATATGGCAAGAGGTTGTTCCTGGCGTAACAACAAACTGGATTGAGGTAGCAGCGTAATGGCAAGTTCATATACTTTAAACACAGGCATAGAAAAACCAGCTACTGGTGAACAGGCTGGCACCTGGGGTACAACCACAAACACTAATTTTGATATTATTGACCGCGCTTTGAACGGCGTTGGCACAGTAACGCTATCTGGAACAACGCACACGTTGACTACATCAGACGGTTCTTTGTCTGACGGCATGTTTAAGGTATTGGTGCTGAGTGGTTCACCGTCTGGAACAAACACGATAACAGTTTCTCCCAACGATGCAGACAAACTGTACTTTGTGCTAAACAGTTCTGGTCAGTCTGCTATTTTTAGCCAAGGCAGCGGTGCAAATGTTACAGTTGCTAACGGCAAAAGTGCAATTATATCTTGTGATGGCGCAGGATCAGGAGCCGCTGTAACTGATTTAACTTCTACTTTTGTCCCTGAATTAGCTAACGATGCTAGCCCTGTTCTTGGTGGAACATTAACAACTAACGGCAATCTTATACAGGTTGGGGACAGTGGTTCCGCTTCTGATGACCGCCTACAGTTTGGTGCGAGTCAAGATTTAGAATTGTACCACAATGGTTCTGCCAGCTACGTAGACAACAATACTGGTCATCTTTATCTAAGAAACAACGTGGATGACGATGATGGCGGCAATATCTACATACAGGCTAAAAGTGGTGAAGACGGTATCGTTGTTAACGATGATGGTGCAGTTCAGCTTTACAATGATAACTCATTAAAGGCGGCTACTTCTTCTACAGGCTTTTCTGTTACTGGCACTGTTCTTGCTACCACTGATACAGACACAAGCAACACAGGGACTGTAACACTAGACTTTCAAGCAAACCAAAATTTTATTTTGACGCTAACAGGCAACGTGACTTTGGCAAATCCGTCTACTGAACAGACAGGTCAATCTGGGTTTATTATCTTTATCCAAGACGGAACTGGCTCAAGAACAGTTACTTTGGGAACTGATTATGAAACGGCAGGTGCAGGGGGTTTAACTCTATCTACTGCGGCAAGTTCTGTAGATATTGTGCCGTATGTTGTACAAAGTTCTGGAAACATTTTGCTGGGTACACCGCAACTTGCTTTTGCATAGGGGTTAACATGTCAGGTCCATTTGGTGCAGGTGCTTTACAGTTTTTTGGCGGTGCAGATGATTTCTATTCGCATAAAATAAATCAATCTCTGCGTTTTGAGGATGGTGATA